TTAACCAGCAGTTGCCAGTAAGTTTATTCAGTCACTCCCTATGTTGCGTCCAACATTGTTATTATAATACCTTACTATTTATATGTCAACCCCCTCATCCAAATCTTTTTCAACCTTCTTTATTGTCTCATCTAATTGCTGAAAAAACTTGTCCATACCTGTCATTTCATTAAATCCAAACATCTTTGCTGCTTCCAATATATGATCTTTTATTTGTATTGCCTCTGGATCATCAGACAATGAAACACGGAAGAAAAATATCTTTTGTTTTTCTAAAAATAATTTTAATTTTCCAACATGTTCTCTTCTCTCCTCTTCATTAAGAACACGACCAGATGACATAGTGAGTGCTAAATCTCTTTGTAAATTTTCCAATTCCAAAATATCATTTCTGACTTGCTCTGATTTAAAAAATTCACTCATTAATCTTTCCCCTGTTGTAATTTGGTAATTAAATAATTTTTATATTTTAACATATTGATATTTAGAAAGGGAATATATTTCTTAATTTTAATACTGACGGTTTCCCACACAGGATCAAGTAATTGTTTATCATGATCTTTAATGTATGAAAATATCTTATCATATATCACCATCTCTTCAATTGATATATTTTCAGCAAAGTATTCTTTAAGTATTGGCGAATGTCCTTTCTTACAAGAAAAAAATTCTTCAAGACCATATTGATCAAACATACGGTCTGCATTGTTTTTAAAATTTTCAAATAAATTATTGTTTCTTTCTTCCCACTTCAAATATTTTTTTTCACCACTATCAATAATTTGTCCTATCCATACACTATTGGAATCAAATGACTCAATAAAATTTGCCAAGAAAAAGTTTCGTATTTCTTTTTCTGTCTTTTTCCTTGACATTCTCTCAAAAAAGTAACGATCTTTTCTTCTATTAAAAGCTGCTGTAGATGATCTAGATCTTCCACGATACTTGAAGTAATCATACTTCTCTTTTGTAAAGTGGTTTTTAAATGCCAGATAGTTTTTATAAACTTCAATCGGGGTCAACTGGTTCGACATTATCTAATTCTTCAATTGAGTCAACAGGAACTTCTGCTTCTCCTATACGATACCAATGCTGATTTATACCAACACTATCAGGTCTTACCCCAAGATACTCAAGGTCAGACCAATTATGTTCACGCAGCATTGCTTGTAAACGGTAGTGTATTAATTCGGATTTAGATGGCATTATAAAGGTAGTCTTGCTCTTGATGTTTTTTTCATAAAGTTAAGTTGTTGTGCATCATACTTTAACTTTTCTTTTAATGGTTTTGACATTAACTTGGATACTGCTTCAAGTTCAATTTTATTCTCATCACAAAAAGTGATGATAGCATCAATGTAATTGAATTTATTATCCTTTGCTATTTTTTCTACTTCTTGTGCAAACTGTGCTTGACACAAGAATTTTTCCTTCATCAAATCATCTACTTTTTTCTTAGTCTCCATACTCTCCTGTTTTGTATTCGACAAATTTTTTAATGTATTTGGTAAGAAGTTTAATATACTCACCTTTGTTTCGTTTTTCATAGACAACGCATTCTCCATTTTCAGATACCATGATTGTGATAAGTTTTTTAACTGGTATACCAGTCATTTCATAATACATGCAAGCATACGCAGTCTCTTGCACGAAATAATTTTCAATCCATTCTTCAGGTTTAATTTTGTTTGATGTCTTAAAATCTATTACTGCGAGTTCCCCATCATACTCTGCTATGCAGTCAACTCTACCTGCCAAACCAAGATAATCACTATACAGGGATTTCTCTAAAGCGTGTATGTTATTTATACGATTGAGATTTTTTTGAGAAGATAAGAATAGAAACTTGGTTGAAGGAAGAATATCAAGTTTGTTGATATCTTCATTATTCAAATAGTGTTCTACAACATCATGAAATTTAGTGCCTCTAAAAGTAGATTCTCTGGTGATTTTATTTGCCTTTTCATCCCCAACTTTTTTTCTCCATTTGATAAAAACATCACGATTATAAAAACTTGTAACTGAAGTAATGGATGGATACATTTTTCCAGTTGGAGTTTTATAGTAACGAGTTCCTTCAATAGTAGAAACTGATAAATCAGGTTCTTCTTTTAAATAATCTAAATGTTTAAACATTACATACCTAGAGCAATTTTAGTAAGGAGATAGTTTCGGACAAGTCCAGAACGAACGATATCATCAATGCCAAATTCAATTGATTCAAAATCTTCAGTCATTGATAGAATGATTTGTTTAAAATCTAATATACCATTCTTTTCATTAGTTTTAACAAGATCAGTTTGTGCAGCATCACCACAGAAAATAATCTTACAATTTTCACCAACTCTTGTTATTATACTATCTAATTCATGAAAATTCAAGTTTTGCATTTCATCTATTAACAAAATAGAATTATCCATTGTTGTTCCACGAATAAAAGATGTAGACCAAAACCCAATAGTTTCTTGAGTTTTAAGTGCACCATACAACATTTCAAAGTCTTGATCGGATGGCATTTCAAACATATACTTTACCATATTCTTATATGGAATTTGATATAAGAATGACTTGTCTTCATGATCACCTGGTAAAAATCCAATCTCTCGTGTAGATACAAGAGAACGAACTACATATACTTTTTCATATGGAGTTATTGGATTTAAAACATCTCTCAAAGCAAGATATAATGCTACAAATGTCTTACCTGTACCTGCTGCACCATAAGCAAAAACATTTTTACCTTTATCATATGCTTCAAAGAATTTTTCTTGATTCTTTGTCAATGGTTTAATTTCAACCATTGATTCTGAGTTAATTGGTTTTTTTCTTTTTAATTGTTTATTACTCATACTACCAATCCCAGAAGAGTTTCCGTTTCCGTTTCTTTTTTTAGCTGGCATAATTAGAAACTATAATCACGATTTTTACGAACATTTGCACCTGGTTGCTTTGATGCTCTATCTAAGACTTCATTCCAACCAGACGATGCTGCTTCCCCTGTCCATCTGAACATTTCTTGAGATGAAGCACAACCTTCAGACCAATCTCTATCCCAATCGGGATTGTCCTTTCTCCATTGATCGTACTCTTTCATAGTCATAGAGAGTTCTTTTTTTTCCTTTGTCTCTTTATGTATTACTGGATATGTGGGCATGGATTTTTTAAGTTTTGTAAAGTTATTTAGACCCATTCAAGGGCTTCTGATACTGCAGGGAATTGTTCGGTAAACACCTCACGACACCCTTCTGCGATTATCATATGTTCTTTCTGTGTTCCGTGTGCAGACCTTAAATTAATATAATGAATCCAAGAACGACAAGAACCAGTCATATAAATTTTTGTAGGAGTACAAAGTGGTAGTACCATTCTAGCACACTCTTTTGCTACTCCGTGTTCGATCATTTGATTATATAATGATTGAGAAGAACTGAATAAAGTAATCATTTGCTTATTCAACTTTTCTACGACCTCTGGTTCTAAATCATCTATACTATTTTGACGATTCTTTTTATCTTGTCTACGTAGTTCTGGTAGTTCAATATCTCCTAAAGAATTAGTCTGTGCGTATCTTTGAGAAAATTCTTGAAACGTGAAAGATCTGTGTCTTAAAATCTGTGCTGCAATAGCACGAGTCGTTTCAATCTCAAGTGTCATTGTTGATTGTTCAAACACAGACCAATGGTTATGTTTAATACAATACTTTAACAATCCAGAATAATTTTCATTATCTTGGTTAGATGGATTTGAGACTCTAGCAATATATGCCATCGTCTTCTCTGCATCTGGTGTAACACTTACTAAATTAATAGTCATAAAAGTAAGTTCTATTATGGTTAATCATAACATAAAAAAAGAAGGGGATCAACCCCTTCGTTTTATTTTCCATACAGAAACTGAACTTCAGCACTTATGATTGTGAGAAAGATGGCAGATGCCAAACAAATCTCTAGAGTTTCAATCATTTAACACTTGTAAGTTCTTTTTCTAATCTTACACCACGGTAAGTTAAATCGACCTTGTTAGTCTGCTTTGCTTTGTTCCTGTCAGTGTCGTAGACGACACCACGGTATGTGACTTGTGCCATTT